AGACTTATAGCTCTGACGAAGCCATTTCCTTTAACACTTTAATCGTTTCAAAGTCATTGATGCCACGGTCAAGACTCTCTTGATTATATGTTGGTAAGAAACCTTTAATTTGTCCTGATTCTTCGTACAAAGACGGTAACTGTTTGAAGAAATCTGGGATCTCAAGTCCTAATTTGTACTTGTCACCCTCTTTGAAGAAGATAATTAACTCTTTGAAATAAGGCAGGTTTTTGCAATTTTCTAAGATCATTATCCATCGGAGTATCTCCATCTCTTTACTCCATTTTCGAGGATCGTGAAATCTCTCGGGATTCATCGCAGTATTAATTGCCAGAATACTGGGGTACATACCTAGAACCATTCCTGACTTGGAGTTCGGAATTCGTTTATCAAAGAATCGTTGAAGGTAAATTGTCGTATAGCTATCCACTAATTGTTTTTCTGGCTGGACTGTTAAGCCAATAGAGGCACTAGTTTCGGCTATTAAATTTTGAATATCTTCATTAGATAAGACATTGTTCTGTATTGAGAATGCTAAATCGTCTCCTAATCCTTGAGATGTTGTAATATTAAGTCCTCGCTTAACATTTAATTTCCACACATAATAAGAAATTATAGACTCAAAGAAATTAGTAAATCCTGAACCACTCGGCATTCCATGTTCTCCAACGGTAATCTTGCCTAAAGAATACATGATTGGGATGTTGAATATGTGATCTATTAACTCGGTAAACGCTACTTGGTATCTGCGTTGAAACACAGGGGTTACTATGGCCAAGAAAATCATTTTACAAGTGTTGTTGAGAGACTTATCCATAGAAGTGTAGTCTTGCTGAACAAAAATGTCTCCCTCGAAAAATCTTTGACGTTCGAAACCAACTTCGACTTCGCCAAATCCTTCCCATGCTGAAAAGAATGGTATATTCGCAGTACGAATAATGTCCATCAGGGGATACAGATACATTTTCTCAACTATGTTCAGACTAAATGGTGCCATAAAGATGAAGCGGGGTTTGCCTCTTTGTGATCTGCTACCCAATAGCATCACGTAATCTTTCCATTTGCCGCTGTTGACATCGGCTAGTGCCTTTGCAATGATACTAGGTTCTTTGCGTTTTCCAAAGTCTGGTGGACCAGAATTGGTAAGGAGCTTGTCGTCATATTGATCTTGCTTGACAACGTTATCGGCTGACAATGGTCTTTTGTCTCTTGCCCCTCCGAACACCTCTAGAGTAATTTCACGACAGATATCATAATCTATATACATAAACCCCTGTACAGGTAATGTATAATACTCTTTGAAATCGTTATAGCGTTTTGAGAATGCTGGGTATCCACCTTGAGGACCAACTTTAGACATTCTAGTTAGATCATAATCGATTAGAGGTTTTAAAACTTCATTCCACTCTCCCAATCGGGTAAGAAACGAAGTCCATTCACTAAAAACTTCCTCTTCACTTTTCCCTTTGTAAAGTGGGGTTCTTGGCGTTGGATTTTTGCCCTCGCGCAATTGTAAGAACGCTGCGGAGGCACGATCCTGAGCTTCAGGTGTTAACTGGAAATCCAGTTGTGTCTGCGTTAACGTTATATTTTCCATAATATAATGTAATTGTTTTAATAAGTTG